TTCATAATACGCTACAGTGGGATGGGTTTTGTGAGATGATTGATTTTTATATTGAGCAAGAACAACGTAAGCTTGAACAAGCTAGTGACTTAAAAGAAATCTTTCAAGCACAGGGTGCAATAGTTAAACTGAGACAACTTAAGAAACTTAAGGACGAAATAAATGCAAGCAAATAATATATTAGCCGAAGGCGGTGTGATGCAAGAAGGTGGCAGTGTTGATCCCGTTAGTGGTAATGCTGTACCTCCCGGTGCTATGAAAGAAGAAGTGAGAGATGATATTGACGCTAAGCTAAGCGAGGGTGAGTTTGTTTTTCCTGCTGACGTAGTTCGTTATTTTGGTTTGCAAAAGCTAATGGCTATGCGTGATGAAGCTAAGACAGGTTTGCAGAAGATGAATGAGATTGGTCAGATGGGCAATGCTGATCAAGTGAGCAATCCTGAAGCATTACATAGCGCACCAGCACCTGCTGCTGCTGCTGCCCCTGCACCAGACTTTGGTAGCGAAGTGGATATGGCGTTGGCTGAGACAGGTAGCACAGAGCAAGCGTTTGCTTATGGTGGAACTCCAGATGCTACACAGGCTAAGACAGATACTTATGTAAATGCTGCAGGTCAAAAGATTTATGTACCTATGAGTAATGGAAACCCCATCATAGATATACCTATGGGTTTCAATAAACAAGAAGAAGCTATGCAGCAGCCCCCCGCCTTTGCTGGTGGTGGTTTAGCCCCTTATGGTATGCGTCATAGTGGGGATGCTCCTAAGGGTAAAGGATATTTTGGTGAATTAAAACACGCTAGTGGTGATACATCAACAGAACTTTCATCTGAGTTTGAATACAATGGAAAAACTGTAGAGCATCCATTGATTGTTCCAACATTAACTAAGAGTGAAATAAATCATTTGTTATCTGGTAAACAACCAACAGATGAAATATATAATAAAGCAGAGTCTTGGGCAAAGAGTAGAATTGAACAAGGCAAGAGTCCTTTTGCTGAACCTACTGAAGTAAGAATGCCTGTTCCAGAAGATGAACCTAAAATGTCTACTGGTGGGCTTGCAAAGAAACGTAAAAAGAAATAGAATACCGTAACCAGTGATGGGCTGGTTGGTACTTAATAATACCCATCATAGGGACTTGTCCCGCTTGGCTACCTCTCTCCCCGTATTGACGGCAACAGATAGCCCCAACTTAAAAGGTAAATATGACAGAAGTTGTTTTAGAACAGAAAGCAGAAGTGAAAGCTTTTTCTGCGTTTGGTAAGCGTAACGCAAATGATGAGCGTATTCAGAAGGATGAAGAAGAGCTTAAGCAGCTTTTAAATGCTGACCCCTCTGATGAAAAGAAAGCTGAGTCAGCAGACAATGAAGATGATTCAAACCTAAACGCTGAAGAGCGTACGTTTAAAAAACGTTATGGTGATCTTCGCAGACACAGCCAGCAAAAAGAATCTGGTCTACAAAAACAAATTGATGACTTGAGAGAACAGCTTGAGAAGAGCACCTCAAATCAAATTCAACTTCCAAAGAGTGAAGAAGAGCTTTCAGCATGGGCTGCACAATATCCCGATGTAGCTAAGATTGTTGAAACCATTGCAATTAAAAAAGCCAAAGAACAAACCTCAGAGTTTGAAAAGCGCTTTAAGTCTTTAGACGAACGTGAACAGCAAACTGCCCGTGACAAAGCTGAACTGGAACTTACAAAGCTCCATCCAGACTTTGAGAAGATTAGGGACAGTGACGAATTCCATGAGTGGGTTGAGGCTCAACCTAAGTGGATTCAACAGGCTTTGTATGAAAACGATACAGACTACATATCTGCAGGACGTGCCATTGACTTATATAAAGCTGATAAAGGTTTAAATAAACGAAAAACACGATCTGACAAGGATGCTGCTACCAGTGTTGGGACGAGAAACTCTAGTTCTACCCCATCGAATGACGATTCTGAGGGTTCTTTTTATGAATCTCAGGTGAATAAAATGTCTATTCAGCAGTATGAAGCTAACCAAGAAGCCATTGAAAAGGCTATGCGCTCTGGTAAATTTGTATACGATGTCAGTGGTAGCGCACGATAAGTGTTGACACACCTTAAAAAAGTGTTATAACTAGAGGCAAGATTGATTATTCAGTCTTGCTTTTTAGTAAAACTAAAACCCTTCGCAAGGTTTTAAACTCTAAAATTTGTAACGCAAACAGTAATCTAACAGAACAACCTGTTCCATTGTCAGCCTGTTATGCTCTTGATGGCGATCATATGCATAACACACCTAATAATGTCAGCCTCTGTAGAAGTGTGAAGCGTATTTAATTATATGCCTTATATATCTATAGGAGAATCTCATGGCATTTCCAAAAGCAACGGGTTACGGCAATTTACCTAATGGTAATTTCAGCCCAGTAATCTATTCCAAACAAGTACAACTTGCTTTCCGTAAAGCTTCAACTGCTGAAGCTATCACTAATAATGACTATTTTGGTGAAATCGCTAATATGGGCGATAGCGTCAAGATCATTAAAGAACCTGAAGTGTCAGTGCAAAACTATGCACGTGGTACTCAGATCACCGCTCAAGACCTGAACGATGAAGATTTCACCTTGGTTGTTGACCAAGCGAACTACTTCGCATTCAAGATTGACGATATCGAAGCTGCACATTCACATGTGAACTTCATGCAAATGGCTTCTGATCGTGCAGCATATCGCTTGCGTGACCAGTATGACCAAGACGTATTGGGTTATTTGTCAGGATACGCACAGTCTGCTAAGCACACAAATGCTAGCACTGCTCGTACTACCGCTCCCGGTACTAAAGCTGTGACAGAAGCTGGCTCTGACGAATTGTTGAGCACTATGAAGCTGAGCCGTCCCAACTTTGGTAACTTAACATCTGGTGGTTCTGCTGGTGACTCTATTCCTTTGGCACCACGCTATCCCGGTCAGACCGGTGCATCAACAACACTCGTATCTCCATTAGGTGTGATTTCTCGTATGAGCCGTCTATTGGACCAACAGTTTGTTGACACACAAGGTCGCTGGTTAGTTGTTGACCCTGTATTCGTTGAGTTGTTGAAAGACGAAGACAGCCGTTTGTTGAACAGTGACTTCGGTGGCTCTGGTTTGCAGAACGGTTTGATTCTGAATAACCTCCACGGCTTCCGTATCTATGTCTCTAACAACTTGCCAAAGGTTGGTACAGGTCCCGGCACAACCGGTGCTTCTGCACAATCATCTAACTTTGGTGTAATCGTTGCTGGTCATGACTCTGCTATTGCTGCTGCTCAGCAAATCACTAAGACAGAAACCTATCGTGATCCAGATAGTTTTGCTGACATCGTGCGTGGTATGCACCTCTACGGTAGAAAAATACTAAGACCGGAAGGCATTGTTACTGCGAAGTACAACGCTGCCTAATATATTTAAACAAACATTAAAGGAAAATTATTATGGCAACTATTACAACTCTCTCTAACGCTGTTGGCGCAGCTACACTTCCTAGTCGTAGCATCCGTCCAATGCCTTATGTGGTGGAAAACACCATTAGCTTGGCTGCTGCTGTAACAGCAAAAGGTAGCGCACTTGCTGCTGCTGACGTAATTGAAGCTCTGCAAATTCCTGCAGGTTCTATTGTGTTGGCTGCTGGTTATGAAGTTACCTCTGCTGTCACTGGTAGCTGTACAGTTAGCTTAGGTGTTACTGGTGTCACTGCTGCAGCTTATGTTTCAGCTTTCGCTGTAACTGGTTCTACTGCTGTTGGTACTTTCGCAACTCCTGCTACTGCTGGTTATCCAATCGTTACTGGCACTGCTGATACATTGGACTTGTTGCTGGTGACTGAGACTACAACCCTCAGTGCTGGTTCTATCCGTGTCTTTGCTGTCCTCGTTGACGCATCAGACAAAGTTGGTCCAGCTTCCGTTGACCGTGAACAGTTGGCTTAAAAGCTAACCTACACAGAAAGGGAAGGCTCCACAAGGGTCTTCCCTTTTCTTTTATGTGCTCCGTTATAGAGCGTTTTACATTAAGAGTATATAATGGCGTACAACTATCTTGAATTAGTTAATGAGGTTAATAGAAGGCTTAACGAAGTTGAGCTTACATCTACCACATTTGCCACAGCCTCTGGCTTCTATGCTCACAACAAGGATGCTGTAAACTCAGCCATCCGTGATATCTATCACAACCATTATGAATGGTCTTTCAATCACCAGTTTAAAGAACAGGTATTGACAGCTAACACCATTCGTTATTCATTTCCTACTGATGCTAATACAATTGACTTTGATTCTTTTAGAATTAAACAAGACACAGGGCTAGGTAATGCAACTCAAAAGCTTACAGTTATTTCATATGAAGATTATCTAGATCGGTTTGTCGATCAAGAGTATGACACAACTGGTAGTCAGAGTAAACTTCCACAATATGTATTTCATGCACCAAGTTTGCAATATGGTATAGTGAACTCACCAGATAAAGCATATACATTGGTATATGAATATTATAAAATTCCTGATGATCTAACTACGTA